GAGGGTGAGGGCTTATATTGAGGTGACGACCGACCAGCCCCATCAATTAGGGACTAATGATGCTCTCCGTCAGTATCCTCTTAACTCTATAATTGATGTAACTTCCGTCCAAATTAACGGCGAGAATGTATCAGAGAATAGCGGTGATAAACTCCACGCTTTAAGAACTTATGGTTGCTCTCTTGAAGATGAGGGGCGTGTGGCTTCCACCACTCCCACTTACGCCGACCAATACCAAGAATACAGCGATTGGACGCTTTATGGCTCTGCTAAAAATGCTCTCGGCAATTATGGTGAAACTTCCCTCGCACAGGGTCTTCGTGGTGGTTTCCCAGTTGAAGTTGTTGATGCTACTACTTTTAGGGTGGTTGTGACTGAAAGCCTCGCCGTTGCTCCCTTTACTAATGGTCTCCATAGTGAAGATGAGGGTATGGTGAATGTCAATCAAATTAATATTAATCTCCGTTTTAAGAGTGAATTAACCAAAATTCTATCTCATTCTTCCGCAGGTAATGCTATAACTGCTGTTACTTGTCAGTTTTACCAACAGCCAGAGGTTTTAGTAAGATACATTACACCCAATATGACACAGAAAATCCCCAGCATTCAGCACCTCCCATATTACAGCGATAATGATTACATTAAATCCGCAGGGACTATTGCCCCAAATGCTACTGCCGAGATTTACAGCGACAGCATTAAATTAGGTCAAATTCCCGAAAGTCTGTATATTTTTGTTCGCCACGCAAGGGCAAACTCTAATTACTCAAAGGCAGATAGTTATTTGTCTATTGAGGGTCTAAACATTACCTTTAATAACGAAACTTTACTAACAACCGCCACCCAGCAGGACTTATTTGAGATTTCATCTCGTAATGGTTGTAATCTGTCTTGGAATGGTTGGAGTAAGTTTAGGGGTTCTGTTCTAAAACTCCGTTTTGGAAAGGATATTGGACTTCCTGATTATTTAGCACCAGGCACACAGACACAGGCTACTATTCAAATTAGAGTGTCCGTAAAGAATACAGGCACAAGTTCATTTACAGGTGAATTATACACCATATACCGCAACATCGGCACATTTAGCGTGTTTGAGAACGGGGCTCGTGCTTCTGTTGGTAATCTCACTCCTGACATCGTAAGAATGGCTCTTGATGCCCCTTCTATGTCTTATGCTATGTATTCCACTATTCACGGAGGCTCATTTTGGTCTAAACTCAAACACATCGCTAATAAAGTAAGCGGTTTCGTCCAAAAAGCAGTCCCCGTAGCATCAAAGGTTGCTTCTGTCATCGCACCGGAGGCTATACCAGCAATTGAGGGTGTAGGGCGTGTAGCAGGTATGGTTAAGGGGGCAACAGGCGGTCGTCTGTCAGGAGGCAGACTATCGGGCGGTGCTATAAGACGAAGAATGCGATAAACTAACACAAAACCATAATTTAATGGCTTTTTATTTAGGGGCGACAAGTTTTATTTCAAATATATATAATTTTATGTGAAAACTTGTCACCCCCTTTATTTAGGAAACTTTTATTTAGGAAAAATACTTTAAAAAACATTAAAATATAAAATATAATAATGTTTTTAGAATATTTAATTAAATATAAAATATCTTTTTATTTAAAAATTACTTAAAGATAAAAAAATAATATATATATAATATATAGAATATAATGGCTGATATTGATTATAACGAAGAATATAAGAATTATACAAGATGTTATAAATGTAATCGTAAAACAGGCGGAAAAGAGGATTATAAAAGTGTATCATTAAAAGGAAATGTAAGATATGTAAGAAGTTGTTTAAAATGCCGTCATTCAGTTAATAAATCAAGCGAAAAACACCGCCCATTATCTAAAAATGAGAAGAATAAAGTATTTGAGGAAATATTTAAGCATTTATCAAATGCCGATGATACATTAAAAAAGCAGTTAAATAATCATATGAAAGATATAATGAAAAATATGAATAACCGAGATATACAGGTTGTAAATCAATATTTTACAATTTAATTTTATTAATTAATATTATAATTATGATAAATACATTTATAATATTAATAAATTGTTTTTCTATTACAATAAATAGTTTATTTATTTATAAGATAATACCAATCTATAAAGACCATTTAAAACATAAACAAAATGAACTTGATTTACAGGTTCAAAAGATAGAATTATTAGTAGAAGATTTAAAAATACGAACACAGCAACGGCGATTTGTATATAATAATAGCGAATAAAAATAAAATTATTTGTTGTTACTTAATACTTTAACAATATAATTGAAATATTTAACAGATTTTTCAATTAATATACATTTTCGTTTTGTTTCTTTACACGCATAAGCAATACTTCCTGAACCAGCAAAACAATCTAATACTATATCATTTTCATCGGTAGTATGTAGAATAATATTTTTTAATAAATCAATTGGTTTAGGTGTTAAATGAATAGGACAGCGTTTAGCCATATCATAATTCCATACGCTATGATGTGTTTTTAAATTATTAAATTTTGGTGTAATATCTTCGTATTTCAATCCTAAATGTTTTTCTATTGGTTTAATTGTTTTACGAGTAGGCATATTTTTTCCAGTTTCTAAATTACTATACCAACCTGTTAAACCATTATTTTTACTTAATATTTCTTTTGATATATCAATTTGCGAAATATTTAATTCTTTTCTTTTTTTTTTTAATTTATATGAATTGTCAAATGTATAAAATAATATGTATTCAGCCATTTTATTAAAATTATGATTGTCATTTTTAACGACAAATCCGTCCATAAATCCCTTTTTAGAAGAATTATCAAACCGCTTATTCCATACTATCATTTGTTTAAATACAAATTTCGTGTTGTTTTTTATATTAATCATTAATTCACTAATCGTTTCCATATCATTATGAAACATAAAGAAACTACCATTATCTTTTAATTTTGTTTCTAATTTTGTAATTACATTCATCATAAATTCTATATAATTATCTATTTTATCCCAACTATCCTTGCCTATATTATATGGCGGGTCAATACAAACTAATTGGACTGATTTATTTGTTATTTTATCAAGTTTATTTAAACAATCTCCGTTATATAACTTAATGTATTCTGTTTCATATTCATTTTCTTTACAATTTTGTATTTCCATATTATTAGTATATTATATTATAACATTATATAAAAAAAAGAATAAATCTAAAAATAATATATATTTATATAATATAGAGATGAATAAATTACAAGAAGATATTTTAAAATCACGAACGATAAAACCGATTTCATTAAGGAATTATTTAGCATCTTTAAATCAACTATGTAAGCGACTTACTAAAAAAAGTTTAGATTGTGATATATCATTTTTAACTGATACTCCAAGAGTTATAAAACTTATTGAAGGCATAGAAAAGAAAACAACACAGAAGAACTATTTAACGGCAATTATTGTAGCATTAAAAGCATATCAAGATAAATACGAAAAAGAGATTGAAATATATAGTAAATTATTAAAACAAATAACAGATAATTATAATAATAATTTAAAGCAAGAAAATAAGACAGAAACACAGAAGGCGAATTGGTTAGATTATGATGATTTAATTAAAGTAAAAGATGATTTAAAACAAAAATATAAGCGAGATAAAACATTTGAAAACTTACAGAAATATTTAATTTTACTGACCTATATAAACCACCCTTTAAGAAATGATTTTAGTGAAATGAAAATATTAACTAATAAAGAGTATAAAAAATTAGACGACAAAGATAAAGATAAGTATAACTATTTGATTGTATCATCAAGAAACAAGATGAGGTTTCAATTAAACAATTATAAAAATAAAAATAGATTAGGTCAAAGAGAGATTGAAATAGTCAATAAAGAACTAAAACAGGCTATTAATTTGTGGTTAAAAGTGAATAAAAGTGGTTGGTATTTTGTAAAACAAGATAAAACCACACCTCAAACTGCGAACGGAACAACGAAATATTTAAATGCTATTTTCAAGCCATATAATAAGAAAATTTCATCAAGTATGATTAGACATATTTTAATAAGTCACGATTACGCCGATGAGAAGACGATGAAACAAAAACAACAGGAAGAAGAACAGCACGAGAATAAGTATCTTAACTCAAAAGCGATTGCTGAAAAAGTATATAGAAAAGTTTAATAATAAATCTAAAAATAATATATATTTATAATATATATATATATTATAATGAATTTAGCGAATTCTATTAGTGATTTAAAAATTAACGAACAACAAGACGAATTTACTGATGCTGATTTTTTATTAAATGAATTAAAGCAGATGAAAGAAAGTTTCAAAGATATACCACAGAAAGAATTACATAATTTAATGAAATATCAATTACGAGATGATGTAAAAGACATTATTGAATTATACGATAAAGAGATAGAACCATTACCTAAAAATGATTTAGTTAAATTAGAAATTACTAATATTATGTTATATTTAGGTATTAACCCATTTAAAAATAATGATAAGTATAGCACTTTAAATATACAAGAATTAATTAAAGAATATGATTAATTTATTAGAATTTATATTATAAATAATTTTCTATATATATAATATAAATTTATATAATGCCTAATGCTTGGTTGTTGGCTTTGAAAGAATATAGCAAAAAAAAGGGTATGTATTGTGTCCCTAAAAAAGGTTCAAAAGAGTATGATGAGGTTATGAAGATTAAAGAGAAATTGATGAAAGATAAACCTAAACCTAAAACTGAAAAGAAGAAGAAGGAAAAAGAAGATGTATTAAAACAGGCTCAAATGTTTCTTAAAGAAGATAAAGCAGAGATGAAAGCAGAGAAGAAAGCAGAGAAAGAGGCAGAGAAAGAAGCAAAGAAGGCATCAAAGAAACCTAAAAAGAAGACTGATAAACCTAAAAAGAAGAAAATGAAGGTTGTAAAAGAATTTACAGAACAGGAGGCTTAATAAGTATTTTATTAAAATAAGGGTGACAAGTTTTTCCATAAAATTATATATATTTAAAAACAAACTTGTCACCCTCAAATTAAAAAATTAAGAAAAGCCATTAAATTATGTTTTTATGCCGTTTGGTTGTTTTTAATAAAATTGTATTTATTGTCTTGTGTTATTAAATACTCTTTACAGCATATTTTAGGAAGTAAAAACATTCTTGAAGCGTAATTATCACCACCTCTAACCCTTCTACAATCTCTACATAACTTTTTTAATTGTTTTCTTGGTATAACATAACATTCATAATCAGTATCACTATGAACCACAAAATAAACCCATACATCGGCTTTTGTCGTTGCTATTCCTGATGGATTACCCCAGCATTCAAATTCAATACATAAATTACCAGTATTACTTGCTAATCTATCGCTTTTTACCTCACATCTTAATTCTTCTCCATTTTTAAATGCTATGAAATCATAATATTTAAAATTGCCTTCTATATGTTTTACATTATCACAATTAATATAATCTACGGCTATTTTTTCAAATCTCTTTCCATTTTCTAAATCTCTATAAAATTTAGTTGTTTTCATATATATACTATATGTTTAGAAAATAAATATAAAAAATGAACGATAATATTTGAAAAACTAACATTTCCTAAATAAATATAAAAAAAACTATATATTTATTTTATATTTATGTCATTTATTCTCATAAATTAATTAATTTATGACCCTAACAAGTATCAATCCAATCTATATTTATGAAATTATCAGTCATAAATATAAATAATTCAGTTTTTTATTATTTTTTAGGCATTTTTAGATTTATTTTTTACTGATAATGTATTATAATATTCGGCACACTATTTCCACCACTACTACTTGATGATGTAGGATAATTATTATCGGCAAACCATCTTGCGTGTCTTTTTCCTGATGTTGAAAACCCCTCAGCCCAGCCATACCCACTCGCCCACGAGCCATCTACATTTTCCCAACTGATTAATAGATTACTTGTTCCATTATAAGTAAAATTAGTAGTAAATGTATGTTTGATAAAACCACCTGACCCTATATTTGGACTAAAATTTAATGTTGAAAATCCAGTTTTACAAGTTGTTAAGGTTGGAGGCACACCACCATTTACATCATTATAATCTACATCGGCGGTTGATGGAAACGCACTACCTGAAATATGACCTAATTTTATGACTTGGTTATTTGCTGTATATGATGTAGTCCAGCCGTTATATTGAAATTCAATTGCTGTAATCTGTTTATTTGCTACTGCTGTTAATTCACTCGCTAAATAAATCATACCACCTTGCGAATAATCATACAGACCATATAACGGCATACCTGTTAAATTTGATGTCCCACTACCTATTTGAATATCAGCAGGAACACTAACTGATTGTTGAAAATTTAAATATAAACACGGCATTATATATAATATAATGGTATATAAATATTTAAAATATAATATATATATTAGAATGATAATATATATATTATTTTTATTATTATTGTTATTTTTAATAGGTTGTATTATTATTATTTTCATCTAATTTTTCATTTCATCAATATTATCATCTAATCCATCAATTAAGCACTCATCATAATTTATCTTTGTTTTTCTATAATTTTTTAATGCTTGGTGTTCTAATATATATTCATTATTAATATTATAATTTGTTGCTCTTGCTTTACCTACTCTTGATGTTTCAACTATATCTTTACCAAATAACCTTTTATATATTTCTACTAAATATTTTAATTGCGATTTTTCAGTTTTAAAATCTGCCTTCTTTTTATTAGAAAATATATTATTGTATTTTTTATAAAAATATTCTTGTTGTTTTTCGGTTAATTTATTTCTTATTTCTAAATCGTATTTTTCATCACAACCTAACACTTTTTTAAATTCCATTAAAAACGCCATCTTGCTTTTATCAGTTTTTATTTTATTAACATTAAAATCGTGTGTTTCATTAATAATATCAATTACTTCTTCATATTCCATTTTTTCATATTTACATATTCTAAAATGATTTTCTAATTTACCTCTATTTAAAAAGTAATCTTTATAATTTTCTATTTCTTCTGCTGGAATATTAAGAATATCTTGAATTGCTTTATACTTTGGAATGTCAATACTAAAAGTTTCATTATCATTTTCTCTTTTATTAATAATCTTTTCTTTTAATTGATTTTTGGTTTTAAAATACTTTATATTACATCTTTTAAATCCTCTAACATCTAATAGATGAATAAAATGAGCGAATTTATTGGTCTTATAACAATCATTATTATACTCGTATTTTGTTAATAATTCTAAATATTGGTGGTTAATTACATCAGGACATAACATTTTAAAATACTGACAACCAGCAGTATTGTTTTCTATTACTTGGTTATTGATTGTTTCATAAGTCGCCTCTGTTGGTTTAAACTCTTTTTTATTAAAACAATAAAATAAATTGATTATGTTTCTACATCTTGCTATTTGTTGGAGATATGCGGTTGGGTTAATTGTATGCTCTTTATAAAAACAATAGACATTCCGCTTCATACTACTATCTAAACCATAAATGATTTTTGGAGAAAATATAATTTTATCAGCACTATCTAAATTAATATATTCTTGTGTATCACTTGTAATAACAATAATTTTATCATCATTAATTTCTAATTTAACTGCTTCTGCTATTTCCTTACTATCACAACACAATAAAAACTTATCTTCTTTTTTTAATTTTTCAATCATATCATCAATACTCTCTAATTCATAAGCATTAACGCCTTTATTATGTAAATATTCATTACAGATATAATTATATTTTTTAGTTGTAAAATCTAAAAATCGTAATGATATATCATTTATATCTGCGTCTGTTCCTATTATTTGCTTACACTCATTTAAAATCTTAATAAATAATTGATATACGATAAGTCGTGTTTTATTTAATGTTGGAGATGTGATTAAATACTCAATTAACGAGTTAAACTCATCTAAAAATAGTATATATTTTGTAAAATCTACATTATATAATTTCATTATACTATCAATTGTAATAACCACATTATCGCCAGTTTTAAAATTATTTTCTACTTGATAAAATTTAACATCTAATCCTTCTCTACTGAATACCTCTGTTTGCTCGTCGCCTAATGATATTCTACTTACAATACTAATAAAAGGGTGATTATTATTTTTAACATAATGTTTAAATGATGTTGTCTTACCAGTTCCAGTATCGCTTTTAATCATATAATTAATTTTTGGTTTAAAATAATCATAACCTAATTTCTGTTTATTTATAATTTCGTCAGGTTGGCGGTTATTTTTCATACATTCTTTAAATTTATAATAATTAATTATCTGTTGTTTATCTTCAAATAATTTATTAATACAATACTGATAATTTTTCGCTCCATTCCATATTCTAATATTACCATCATAATTATATTTTGGTTTAGTCTTATTTATTTTATCCCATAGTTTAAAAACATAATTATCTGTTTTATTTAATACCTTACAAGCAGTCGTATAAATTAAAAAATCATCTAATTTATCCCAGTATTTATCATCTAAATTTAATAGTATTTCTTCAATAATATCATTCGGTATATTATAAGTATATTCTGTTTGATTATCATTAATCGTCTTATGTTTGCTTTTTTGTTGTGTCGGCTTTTTATTATATAGATTATCTAAAATCCATTCTTTCATATCATTCGGTATTTCAACAATATCAGTATTCTTAATGATTTCATATTTTTTACCATTAATTATTGTATCAGGTGCTACAATATAACCACCATCAGCCCTAATATCAACTTGGAACTTATCGTTTTGTGTTTGTTTAATATCTTTATCATATTTAAAATATAAATGTCTGCCTCCGCTTATTGATTTGACCTGTAATGTATTAATATTATCAAAATCAAAAGGAAAATTAAAACCTTCTTTATGGCTGTCTAAATCAACAACAATAATTTTATTTATTCTACCTGTTGGAATGCCCCAGTTAAAATGTGTTTTCAGTTCATTTTCAGTCGGTATTCTAAAATTTCTTGTTGCTTTCGCCCACTCGTTAGAGGGGTTTTTAGAGTTTGCCCTTAATTTAAATTTCTTAAAAATTACCATTTCTATTATATATATATATTATATATAGATAATATTTCTTTAAGTAATTTTTAATTAAAAAGATATTTTATATTTTATAAAGTATTTTTCCTAAATATTTCTATTTCAATTTTTCTATATTTTCATTAATGCCGAGATTAATTCTAATTTTTTCATTTTACTATATCCTTTAATTTTATTC